GCCTCACTAATTAAACCAGTGCTTCCTGTAAAAATATCAGTGGCACCTTCGTATCCTTCTCTCCCTGGTATCTCACCAGCTAATAATCTTTCTAGTTCTGATGATGATTCACCAGCTCTTGTCAAAGCATTAGCTGTTGTCGTAAAACCTGTAGGTAAAGTTACTGTAACTTGATAAGATTCTGCATCATCAGCTACCTCTATTACTTGTCCATTAGGTAAAGTTACTTCTGCCATTATCTAAATACTCCTGAAAATGATTGTGGTATTGCTCTTGCTAGGTCATCAAGAAAATCATTTTTAACTCCTGGAGAGTTTTGGTATGCTTTTCTCACTAAACTATCAAACTTATTGTAATCACCTTTTGAATCAATTATAAGCTGATTTACTTTGATTTGGTCTTTTACAGGTAAATCTACAATTTGTGAGCCAGTGGTTCCATAAATTATTCTTGATGCTCTGTTGGTAAAAAATGGATTCCATACTGAATATTGAGAACCTGCGAATGCTGGATAAAGAGTATCATGAACTTTCTGTAAATCATCTTTTAAAACATCTCCTTTTCCATTTCTTATCATTCCTGCAAATTGTAAAAATTGTCCTGAGTTTTTATATCCTTGTATTGAATCTTTTCCAAGATAACTTGTTATGTAATTTTCTGCAGTAGCTTTACCATCATTTGTAGGAAATTTTCCAACATATTCTCTTAACTCTTCAGGAAGTAATTGTTCTCCTCCACTCAACTCTAAATAAAATTTATCAGATAAATAACCAATGTATTGATTTACATCTTCTACGCTATACTTACTTGTTGTTAGACCATAAGCTAATTCTGTAGCTAAACCACTTGTATCACCAACAAAATCTGCATCAAACAATGCTTGATTTATACTTGCAATATTATTCGTAAGTTTTTCTTCTACGCCTGCAGGGTCACCATAAAACTCTGCAATAAAACTTCTTTGTTCAGGTGTTGAACTTTTATACCACTCAGTATCTGATAAGTCATCTTCTGTTAGCGGTTTACCTGTAAGTGCAGCAGCTAAAAATTTTACCTGAACATCTTTATCTAATAACCATTCGTTACCTTTTTCTTTTGCTCTTTTTTCAAGTTGTGCTTCCATAAGGTCTAACACACCTCTGTACTCTTGTTGTTCTCCTCCTGTAGGTATATCAGATACATACAAATCACCATGACCTCTAAACACATAACCATACTTATCTGCAAACTGTTCTTCAGATAAATCAATAATTGTTGCACCTTCTTTTAAGAATGATTCAAACTCTACTTCTGCAAGAATAGGAAAATCTCCTAACTCTTCGTTTGTGTCAAGATAAACAGCATAGATTATTCCATTTATTCTTATAAGTTCATTTGGTTGAAAATCAAAATTTGATGTTAACATTATCCTTTAGCCCTCTTTGTTATCTGTGCTAATAGTTTATAGTAATTTAGAGCTGCATCTCCAACACCAACATTTTCCATTGATGATTGTTCTGCTTGTTTAAACAGGGACATATCATCCTCTGTTTTTTGTTTTCTTTCATAATAAGTAGATACATCACCATCTATTTTTGTTTTAAGAGCTTGTGCATCTTCATTATCTGCATCATTAAATTTATCAACTGTCATAACATACATATTACTAAGTATTTTAATTGGGTCATCTGTTCCTAATTCTTTTGATTTGTTGTTATAAACTAATTTAAAAAGCTCTGCTTGTGTTTTTAAACCTGATTTTGCAAGAAATGTTTTTGCTTTTGTTTTAGCTGTATCATCAAAATTTCTTAAATCTTTTTCCCCTTCACCTACAATATTGGTTTCTAATTGTTTTATTTGTTCTTTTGTAAATAATTCTTCAACATTTATTCCTGATGCTTTCATAAGTTGATAATAAAAAGCTGGTTCTGAATCTACATTTATTTGAAACACACCATAAGATGGAGATAATTTATCGGCAGCTTCATTTACAAAAGGCACTCCATCTACTCTTGATTCGTAACCTGCTATAGGAACAACAAGCTCAATAACTTGTTGTGGTATACCTACACTTGCTAAGGCTTCAATAACTTGCTCTACAGAATAATTATCTTCCATTACAAATCATATCCTATAGCTCCCATAGAGGATTCGAATATATTAGCTATGTATTTTATGTCATCTAAAATTAAGTTTCCTGATATTTGATTTGCTTGTAAATCTGCAAGTTGTGCATTTACTATTTCTTGTGCATTAATCGGTTGACCTACTGGTCCACCTTTTTGTTGTGTTAGAAACTCAACAGATGGCAATACTAAAGGTAAATCGTTACCCTTGAAAAATCTACCAAACTCACCTTCTTTTATTCCTCTTGGGTCTTTAAAAGTAGCACCAAGAATTATATCTCTATCTGATACTAAAGAATCATTAAAAGCTGCTATTGATGCTTTTTCTTGTTCTAAAGCATTTATAACTACATAAGCATAATCAACTAAATCTTTTGCACTCAACTCTGTATCATTTGCTGCAGCTGCTGTTTCTAGCATTGCGTGTATTGTTGCTGGTGCAACATCAGCTGTAGCTGCTGGGTTAGCATAATTAGCTTTAGAAAGTAAATTTATAAACGCTTCATTAGCAGAATAGTTTTCAGCAAATTTATTCAAAGTTGTTGTATAAGCAGGTAAACCTGCATCTGCATCTTTAAAAGCATCTCCTGAATCTGTTGCTTTTATAAATACAGCTGTCATAAAGTTAGCTTCTCTATCTGTCCATACACCATATTGGTCTATAGGTGGAGCATCCATACCAGCTCTTACCATTTGTTGTTGAAGTCTTACAATGTCTGATGGGTCTAGTGTATTAAATAATCCATATTCTGACCCTTTGAAAAAGGGTGCAAGCTTTCTTTCTTTTTGTCCATCTGCATTTATAACAGTTACATATCCCTCTGAATCAGTTGAGTAACCCCAGGCAGGAGATGATGTTCTAACAATGCCTTGATTAACAACAACATCTTGAGCTTGACTTGCAGCTTCTTGACCAGCAACAGCTTGTTCTGCTGCTTCGCCTTCAGCAATCACTCGTTCAAAATTAGTTGTTGCAATATCTTCTGCAACATCAAGATAATTAATTGTTGTTCCACCATCTAGTTGAGGTGTGCCTTTTCTTGTTTTTCTTCTGTCATATTGAATAACTACATCAGTAACTTTTTTTCCACCAATATCTAAAGGTCCTGGTTGAGGTCTTACCTGTGTTTTTTGTCCTTTATTAAGATAATTACCAACATCTCTAATAAATGTTTCAAGCTCTTCTTTAACATCTTCTGTTGGATTATCTAGTATTTCTATATATTTTTGTTTAAGTTCATCTGATAAAAAATCTGAATACAAACCATCATTTACTAAAGTATTTATAGAAACATAATTTTCAAGATTAGGTATATATTGTGTGCCAAAAGATGTTCTACTCAGACCACTTTGTTCTACTTCAGCTCTATAACCAACATTAAAGAAAAACAAAGGGTAATTCATTGTGTTATAAATTAATTCAAATATAGATTGTGAACGCTTTGCAGGTTCAGAAAAAGTTATTTTATTAGCATCACCTATTTCTATCTCTGATTCTTCATCAGATTCTGTGAGTGCTTCTAACTCCTCTAGCTCTGTATTCTCTTCCTCATGATTTGGCATATCTAGTCCTTACGATTTGCATTGTTATTAGGGTTCAACTCATAGAATAGCAGTTCATTTGCAAGTTGTGCATAATTGTTGCCTACTCCTGCTTCTTCAACTAAGTCTAACCATATCTGTATCATTATTTCCCTGGCTTCTACTTTTTGGTCACCAGTTCCTGTCAATACTCTAGCTGTATATTTTGGTTTACCAACAGCAAGAGTTCTATCTTTATAAGTAAAAGTTCCTCCTTTTGTAAGAACATCTAAAAGACCATCTCGAAAATCAAGATATTGTTCTACATATTCCCACTCAGGAGATTCTCTTAATGTTTTGTTTAACTCCCAGCTTCTTAACTCAAGCATTGTTGATTTTATACTTATGCTTTGTGGTTTACCTTGAAAGTTGAACATATCAATACCGCCATATTTATCTTCTATATTCATTTTTAAATCAGATATTCTTCTTTGTTGTTCTCCTGAACTCAAGTTTTCCTCTCTTATATCTGCTTTCCCTTTTTCATATTCAAATATTGCTTGGCTGTGAACCATAAATTTAGCTTCTTGTTCAGGAGTTAGGTTTACAGATTGCACCTGAAAGTAAGCAGGATAATAAAGTTCATCTTCTATTTTGTCTGTGTAAATATAATATGCAGTGTTTGGGTGAGATTTTAACAAGGCTTTATTTTCAGGTTGATTCCAAAAGAAAAACGCATTTTCTTTTACTGGTTTTTTACCTATGTTATATTGTCCTGGTTGTTTTAGTGGTATAGGATTTATTCCAAATCTCTCAACAAAATCTAATTGTGTTTGAAAATGGTCATATCCATTTTCTATTAATATTTCTTGATACTTACTTACTAATGTCTGTGTAGCCCACCAAGTACCATTTTTATCTTCTACTTCTATTCTTGGTTGTATTGCTGTAGGCAAAGAAAACTGTGCCATACCTCTAAACATAAATAAATTTCTTGCTTGTTTATAAGATAGTGCTAAATATTTTTGTACCTCCAATGGGTCTGTTTGGTCAACAAGTCCTGCAAGAACATAACTTGTATATAAGTCCATCTGAGTATTTCCATAGGTAGCAACAATATCATCATCATCAGATGATTCACCTCTTGCACCGATAATAAACTTTTTTGCCCAAGCTGGTAACTGTTCAAACATTTTATTTGATTTAGCAAATTCTCCTAAGAAAAAGTTTCTGATTGTTCTATTTGAACCTATTGCATTGAGAAGCATTCTTGCTGGTACTGTAACAGCAGGACCAAAACCAGGTGCAAAACCATTTTGTGCAACTAAGTTTAAACCTGCAGCAAAAGCCATAGGTTTTGCCCTTACTCCTTTATCTGTTAAGTCTTGTCCAAATACAGCTGTTTGATATGGAGACTGAATAAAATCAGGTCTATTTTCTCCTGGAGCAAATTGATTGATTAGTTTACCTGCCAAAGGAATTGTTCCTAGTGATAAGACATTAAATACATCAACATAATTAAACATAAGTTTTCCTGTCTTTGGGTCTTTAGAAAAGAATCCTGTTTCAGAATCCCATGGTTTTGCTTCTGTTCCATTATCAACTGCGATTCTTGCTCTGTTAAATTTTTGTGGATTATCAACAATCAATCTACCCCATGTCTTAGCAACCTCTGCCCATATCTCAGGGAAAGGTATGTACTTGGAAAATAAATCTGAGGCTACATGTCTTTGTGATGTTGAATAAAATAAATTCAAAACTTCATTTAAAGCAGATGCCTTCAATAATGTATTTGCTTGGTCAAGACTTGTTACAGTATTTTCAAGAGATGGTTCTTTTGCTATCTCTACTAATTCATCCCATAATTTATTACCATCAATGTATACTTCTGATTCTTTTATAAACTTTGTTTTTGTTGGTTCATCCATAAATCTTATTAAATCTTTAGCATTGTCATAAAATGCATATCTAAATAATGGGTCTCTGTTTAAATAGTTGGATGGTTTTGTAATTAATATTCCATAACCTTTTTCAAGCAGATTGTTAGATATACCAAAAAATCCTCCATCTTTTGTTATGTCATCAACAAAACCTGCAGCTTTTATTTCTGTACCTGCAATATAAGTTCCTGTTTCAGAAATTCTATTTTTCAAATCAAACTGTGCAGCAATTCTGTTTTGACCAAATCCTAAATCTGCATATTCATTTTTACCTTTAGGTCCAAATAAATTAATCCATTCTTTATAAAATTTTTCATTAGCTGCTCCTCTACCTGACTTACCTCCTAACTTTAGAGATTGTATGTGGGTGTTATATCGTATCCAATCTTTACCATCTAAAACTCCTCCATTTTTTATAAACTGGTACATTTTTGTTTGATTACCCCAGGACAAATCACCAACAGAAAATTTTGGAAATGTCTTTTGTCCATTTGCATAAAAAACTCTCCCTACCAATTCTCTAGGAACTTCTTTGCCAAACTTATCAAGTATCTTTGCACTTGGATTTCCTATTGCTTTGTGTACTCTATATTGTAAAGATTCTAAATATCCTCTTAATAAATCATCATCTGTCAAAAATGTTCTATCTTCAGGATTAAAACTTCTTTCTATAAATTCTTTAAGTGTTGCTTTTCCTGTTGGGTTTGTTCTTAAATAATCAAAAGTTGCATCTACGCCATTATTTACAAGATAAACTACATTTGGGTCTTTTGCTAACAAGGATAATTCATTCCATAAAGCTTCCCATGCTCTTGGATTTACACTGCCATCAGCAAGAAACTTTTCTACCATAATAAAAGAATTTTCTGCGACATCTTTTCTGCCATCAAATAATCCTTTTACAACTGCTGCTTCTCCCATAGCTTCCATGTATGTTTCATCTGCTGTAAATAAACCTGCTCCAGGCATACCTTGTGCTGCACCTTGCACATCATCAATCTTTAGACTTAAGGCATCAAAGTTAGATTTAAAAAGTGTTTCTAATATTTCTTGATTGATTTCAGATGAATAACTTAATGGTGCAAGATTTGATGGAACAGAAGCATATAAATCTATATTTCCATTTTTAATTTTAAAACCAGCATTTTTTACTGCATCTGCATTTTGTACAAATACATTTTTTTGAAAACTATTGACACCCATAATAACTGCATTCTCAACAGCATTTTGTCCTGATAATCCAACTGCTACATTTAAAACTGTTTCACCTTCATTGTTTTTACCTACAGCTAGAAAATGATTTTTCTTTTGTAACAAAGCTATTGTTTCATCATCTAAAAATAAATCATCAAGTTGCGTATTCATAGATTGTTCAAAAGATTGTTTTTCAATAAAATTTTTAACAACTAATTCTTTGTCTCTATAAGGAGTTACATAAACATCTTCTTTACCAATTTTTTTTCCTGTAAGACTTATAAATTCATTTCCATCTGCTATAGCATCTCCAACAGAATTATAAGTTTTATTTGGTCCAGCAATTTTAACATTTGCTTTGATAGCAGCATTAGAACTACCTAACTGAAAAGTTTTCTCAGTTAACTGTGCAAATCTTATATCTCGTATATCAAAACCATTTACAGCAGCAGCAATTATGTAATCTGAAACAACACCTTGTGTGTTTATCTCTAATAAACTATTCTTTATTAATTTTTCTATCTTTACATAATCAATTGCAGCAAAGTCTTTTAAATCTTTTGTTCGCATCATATTTTTTAAAAATGTAACATCATCAGGTGTCATTCTTGAAGTCATAACTATTTCACCAAGGTTGTTGTAAAGAGATAAAACTTTATCTTCTCTTACTTTTGGTCCTAAGAAACCTAATGATTTATTTGATAATAAAGCAGCTCTTTCAAAAGGTGTAGTTATAAAGTTTGTCTTACCACCAAACGCAGCCCTTAGTCCCTCTTCAGGTGCAATCCTTAACATAAGTGCAAGCCTTAACATCCAAAGTGGTTTCAAAACATTGTTTTGTACACCATCAAGCAATCTATCAGATACTGTTTTTGGTTTGAGTTGTAATTTATTATTCTTTGTATTTGCAAGTAGTGCTTTTCTTGGAATCTTAAAAACATCAGTCCAATTCAATGTAGCTAAATCTCTAGGTTTATTTGCCCATGCTCTTAACAAAGAATCTTGAGGACCAATTAATGTTGAGTGTGCTTTAGTTGCTCTGATAATATCTTGAGGGTCCCATAGTTGGGCAGCAAAATTATCAGCTGCTTGTGATAATAAATGCATACTTGGGACAGCTTCAACAATAGTTCGTTTCATTTGTTCATCTGTCATCTCAATACCAAGTTTTTTGTTTCTTTCTTGTAAATCTTTTATTAGTTTTGTATATCTAATTCTTGTTTGAGTTCCAGGAAAAGCTATGGCACCACCATTAGAACCTGAGAAAAAGTTTCTTAGTTGTTCTATTTCTGCAGTATAAGCTTCTTCTTGTTGCACCAAATCTTGTACATCTATTTCTAGTTGTGGATTTCGTTTTGATACACTATCTGCAATTGATTGATTTACTCTGTGTGTAATCTCATCTAGTTCTTTTTGAGATGTAGCTTCTAATATCTCTCTTTGATACCTACCTCTTGTGAGTGGATTTGCAAATGCTATTTTCAACATATCATCTGCATTTTTTGCTGCAGCATCAAGATTACTAATTAGCATTGTTGTTTCAGGTCTCAAACTTAATGCTCTTTGTATATGTTTTGGTAATGATTGTTTTAATTGTGTACCAACACCTAATAAACCTTTTGTAGGATTACTTCTTGCAGTAAACATAGATACAAATTTTCTTAATGGAGCTACATCTGTTGTTCTTCCTGTAATAACTTTTCCAACAAAATTAAAAAACTCACCTGTTACTGTCGGCTTTGCTGGTATTGCGTTCAATCCAAAGTTAACATTATTTACACTTAACTCTCTTACTTGGTCAAGATTTCTTTTTATTTGATTACCAATTGCTGTATTAGGTTGTGCATTTTTCATTAGTGCAAACATATTGTCAAACTGTGTCAAAGTTAAATCACCACCTTTTGCTATGACTTCAAGAACATTCCATACATCATCAGCATTATCGACTTGAATTAATACTTCTCTAACAGATGCTGGTATCTTTGCAAATTCAGGAATGTCAGCAAGAAAAGCTCTTCCTTCATCACCTTTAAGTTTTGCAATTGATTCACCAAATTTTTGTCCCCAAGAAGTTCTTCTTATATCATCAACAGTTCTTCCATAAAATAAAGCTCGATTATGCTTACCAGTCTTACCAGGAAGAAATCCTCTTAAAAAAGCTGTTGTCTTATCAGTTGCTGATAAGGCTGTTCTATTTGATTGCACTAATGTTCTCATAGCAGTCTTTACACCAGCACCATACATCAAAGCTAAGTTTGTTGGGTCTGCTGCAAGTCTAAACACTGCATCTATTGCTCCTGAGACAACATTGTATCCACCTGTTCCTGGTTCAAAAACTTGTGCTGCTACAACTCTTCCAGGAGATATATTTATTTTTTCTCCTGTATCAGTTGTATATTTAAACTGGTCCTCTCTAGCATCAAACAATTGTGTTATAGGTATTCCATAAACTTCTGCTGCTTTTCTCATTGCAGTACCTTTGTCACTTCCTGCTCTAAGTTCATCTAAATATACTTGTGTTTCTTTCAAATCTACTGAGCGAGGTAAAAACCCAGCACCTAAGTTCAAAGGTTTACCTTGTCTTGATTGCTCTAACATTAAATTAAACTCAGTTTCTCCATAAGCTTCTTTTGCATTTTGGAAAGCTCTACCTACACCAGGTCCAGCAAGAGCATCAAGATAATTAGCTGTTGTTTGATTTTGTAATTGTTTGCCTGGTCTTGCAGTAAATAAACTTATTAATCCGCCTGCTGCTGCTTGTGCAACAGTAAGAGGCACAGAACGACCAGTTTCTTGTGCTGCAACAACTGCAGATTTAAAACCTCTCGATACAGGTTGAAATAAAGAATCAAGAAACAACATACCTTGTTGGAATTTTCTTTTTCCATAACCTACATCTGTAACTAGATTTTTTGTATTTTTTTTAACTGCGAGACTATGCATAGCATTTGCTAAATCTAAAGCTAATTGGTCATCTGCTTTAACACCTTCCATTGCTGCAATAGCTGCTACTTCTACATCCATAGTTGGATATGCTTGTATCATGTCAGCTATATCGTTTGCTAAATCAGGATTTGTTTTTTGAACACCTTTGTTGTAGCTGTTTACTTTATTTAAGACTTCTTCTGCGTATGCATCACTTAAATCAGATGCAGAATATCTAAGTCCATAATTACGCATAATCTTTGAATTGACTGTCTGTCATGCGGAATCTTGTGTTTGGTTGTTCAACCACAGGAGTATTTAGCTCAACATTTAATTCTGCAAGAATAGGATGTCGATATTTTCCTAAAACACCTGCTACAAAACTTTTCAAATCTGTAGTTGGTCTTGTTTTTTCAGGACCTGGACCTGCACCTAAAGTAATACCTGCTGTATTAGGCTCTGCAGGAAACCTAGTTGGCTCTGCTAATGTAATTGGTCTTTGTACTCTTTGATTAAGTGCTTGTTCAAAAGCTAAATCTTCTTGCTCTCCAGTCAAGCCTTTTGCTAATTCATTGTTAACTTGAGATGAACCAGTTGGGTCACCTTCTTTTCTTGGTACATATAAATCTTGAAAAGCAGGGTCTCTCATATCAGTGGCTTCTTTTGCCATAGTTTCTTTATCTACCATCCCTCATCCTCTTTTCTATTCAAAAATTCTCTTAAGTTATTTAAAAAATTAAGATATTCTTTCTGTTGATTCTCTTCATCTTTTTCGACAGTAAAGTCAACTCTAATAAATACATTTGGTATTGGTGATTGCAACCAGTATTGCATTACAGGAGGAGTAAAGTCATCCATGTCATCATCAAGAATAATTAGTTCTTCAAGTTCATCTTCCCAATCTTCAGAGTTGATTATGTCATAAAACTTTTTGTTAGTTTCTAACATTGGGTCATCCTGCATTTTCACCTCCTTGTGCTGCTGCTTGTGCTAATACTTGTGCTAATCCTGGTGGTGGTCCTTGTGCTTGAACCTGTTGAGCCCCTTGGATAAGTTCTTGTTCTTCTTCTGTAGGTTCTTCTCCCTCAGGAGTATAAAACTTGTCCAATATATCTGACATGTTTTGCGGATTTTTTCTTATCTCAATAGCTGCCATTGTAGCTTTTGGATTACCTTGAGCAGCTTGTGCCATAAGACTTTCAAACAATACTGTTTCTGCTCTTTCAGAATTTATTCTGTTTTGTATTTTTGTAATATTATCCAAGCCATCCATGTTTTCTTGTAATGTCTGCGTATCAATAATTCCTTGTTGTTTGAGTTGTAAACCTGTAATAATTTTCTGTGGCTCATCAAATCCAGCCATGACACCATACACTCTTCTTGTTGTATAAAATTCTTTTATATCTGAGTTAGGTACATAAGTTTCTTTGTAAGCTGTGCCTTTATGAAAACCTGCTATAGGTTTTCTTAATCCAGCAAACATTGCTTCATCATATTCAAGTCTTTTTGCATCTAGTTCTTGTAAAGCATCAGCTAAAACACTTTGATATTCTCTGACATGCAATGATGCGGATTGACCAAGTTCTTCTAATCCTCTACCAGTAACAAATGAGTTTGGTGATTGTCCATCATCTGATACAGGATAAGCTGCACCTAATCGTAAGTGTCGTTCTAATCTATCAACTTGTTGAAACAATTGATAAGGTAAATTATTTACTGGTTTTGATACTGATGAACCAGGGGCAAGGTAGTTAACAGCAAACCTACCTTTTCTGTATTTCCCTGATTCAATCTCTCCTGTAATATTTGTTTCAGTAAATACTGCATCTTCCATAGCAATAGTTCCTAGGATGTTTATTTTTGCCATGTTAGCCATAAGACCTGTTATGTGTTGGAACTGACTTTGTAATTGGTCGAAACTATATCTTTTAGCTACAACAAAACAAGGACCTGATTTAAGTGGGTTCTCCATAAAATCAATAATTTTTCTGTTCTCAGGTAAAAATACATAAGTACCCTCACCATCTTTGTATTCAACAACAATCTTTCCATCACCATTAGAACCTGCCCAGTTTTTTACTCTGTCTCCATAATCTAATCTTGTACTGTATGCTGGTTGATTTTCTTCTTCTGCAGGTCCCTGGTATATAAATTTTTTGGCATCAGGATATTGTTCTGCAAGTATTCTATGTGGAACTCTTGATATGATTGCTAATTCTTTTGGTTGTTGGTCATTTCCAAAGTATCCAGGATAACAAGTAAAAGGGTCTCTGATTTCTGCATAAGGATATGGATTACCTTCTTTATCTCTTCTGTGAGAGATAGTCCAAACAACAAAACCATAACCTGGTAACCATCTACCAACTTGTGGTAATTGCATATTTAGTTTTTGATATTTGTCATAAGCCATGACAATTCGTTCTAATTTTTCAGATTTTTTCTTTGCTCTTTCAGAATCTTTTTCGTTAAGTATATCTACTTTTAAATCAGGACTTCTGCCTAATTTTTGTGCAAATCTTTCAAGTGCAGTCAAAAATAAATTAGGTGCAGGTAATTCGTGATATTCAACATTCATTGAGCCACCAAGAAGAGCTTTTACAGCTGCTTCTCCACCATTCATAATGTCACGAATCCTTGACCTATCAATAATAGAATCTCTATTTATTTGTCTGAGGTAATCAATTCTGTCGTACAGTTTATCGCTATCTAATGGCATTTAACTCCAGTTGTCTAAATCTATGTTACTTGTAGTATAGTCAGTAAAACTAGGACTGTAATCATATCCTAGTTCAGCAAATCTTTCTTTTTGCATACGCCTAATTGCTCTCATAGGAAACCAACTAGCCATAACAATATCTGTTTTTGTTCCTACTGATTTACTTTTTGTTCTTGCAGAACTGAAATAAACCAACTGACTTGTATATAAGTTTACCTTTTCTTGGGCTTCATATCCAAGATATGGTAAAGAAATTTTCTGTTCCTGGAACATTGGTCTCATAGCTGTGACACCAAACAATGGGTCAAATTTTTGATTTCTTGTTTCATGTCCCTCAAGAAATATCCCATGTGTTGCAGCAAAAACTCTTATTGATTCATCTTGTCTAATAGCTTTTTGAAAACCATTTTCTTCTATTACCCAATGACTACATGTATATTTTTGCCACCAATCTTTGATTACTTCTAGTGCTTGTGGTATTCCACCACCTAGATTGTTGTGTAAATCAATAAGATACAACATACCTGTTTCTGTATTGTATCCCCATAAAACTGCAGCTTGATAACCAGTAGAAGCTGGGTCAAGTCCTGCAATCAGTCTTACTCCTGCAGGTACTTGCCCAATATCCCTTTTTTGGTCCCTACAAGCTTCTATCTCTGTTCTATCAAACAAAGAGAGACCATCAGGGATTGCTACATTAAGATAGACCATTTCGTAAATTGCTCTACCTCCAGTTGTTTCTGCTGCTCTTTTTCTGTCCATCAACCATTTGTAGGTTCTTTTGCCAGTCCATAACATACAATCTAAATGTTCATCATCTGACCAATCAGGAAGAGTACAACCTGTATCGTGTGCCTCTTCTACTATTGTTGACCAGGAATCGTTATCAAGTAAGTGTGAATATAAATCATCATGATGTTGTCTTGAACCAATAACAACAATTGCTGTGTGTTCCTCTTTTCTTGAAGATAAAGTTGTTGTCCACCAGTTTCTTGTATTTTCTCTTGATGCAGGTTGCATAGTAGAACCATGGTCCTCAATGTCATCTGCAATAATTATGTCACAGTCTCTTGATAAAATTTTACCACCTCTACCTATACCAACCATGGTAGGTGATTTAATACCTGTAACAGTTCTTGTACCTACAGTAAAACCATTTTGCGACCAGGCTTTACCTGTTCTTGATGCTGGTTTAAAACTTTTACCAGGTGGACATAACTCTTCGTTAAGAAGTTCATTATTCTCAAGTTGGTCAATAACAGATGATATCGCATTCTTTGATATCTCTTCGTTACCACCGACCCACAATATTCTTACATTTGGATTTTTTATAATCAACCAAACTGCAAAATGTATTAATAAATCAGTCTTGCCATGTCTTGGCGGTGACAATATCATTTGTTGTTTACCATGCTCGATAGCTTCAAGTATCGATTCAATCCATCTTATGTGAAAATCAGGTGTTTCGTATTTTTCTCCTGTCTCTGTTTCGAAATATCTATCTCTAAATTTTTTAAAATCTCTCAAAGATTTTTCTGCTTTGGCTGGTAAAGTCCAGCTTTCTGCTTTTGATTTTGTTTCTATATCTTCTACCCAAGCAGCGTATGCATAACTTAGTGCAGCTTTTGAACATCCAAGAATCTTTGCAGCATCTTTCTTTTCCATATCTCCTTTGAGAATCAGAGGTCCTAAATCTTTTTCAATAAGTTTCTCATAGACTTCACCTCTTCTTTTTTGTACATTTGGTTGTGCAACTGGTTTACCATCATGCTCTAATTCATATACTGCACCTTTTGATTTTGCATGATATACAGCATTGTGATAACTTTTAGAACATTTTGTAGAACAAAATTTTTTCTTAGGTGGTTTTAAAATATTGTGACAACCTTTAGCAAAACATACTTTAGGTGTCATATTTTTTTTCTGCGACCTGAATTAGCTCTTGATTTTTGTACAGCCCTTAAATTTATTTTCTTACCTTCTTTGTAAGCCTTGGCTGTTCTTTTTATTTCTGCTGCTCTTTTTTTTGCTTCAGCTGGTGACAAACCCTCTAAGTATTTAGCTGGTACACCATATCTGTAAGGTTGTGTTCTTTTACTCATTTTTTTATTTTTTTAATCTTTCCATTTTTTGTCCTGGCAAACTTATGTGTCTTTGTCTCTCTGATAAGAGTTCCATAATATCTTTTGCCACCCCACATCCAACTAACCTGTGCCATTATTTCTTCTTCTTTATATCGTTGTCTTGTGAGTGTCCACCTCTGATAAAAGAGTTTACTCTACCCATTGCCCAGGCAGCCATAGTTGTATTTCTTGAACCTGAAGAAACATAAGCACCCTGTCCTCTTCTGTAAACTTGTGCAAGTTGTCCATAAGTGTATTTAGAGTTTTTTGCTTTTTCTCTCAAAGTTTTTTGAGCTGATGCTGGTATAGCCATTATCTACCTACATTCTTTTGTGCATTCACATGTGCTTTACTAAAAGAGTTACCTCTTACCATAGAGTTGTACATGTACTGCATGTGTTTTTTTGTATGATGCTTAGAATGTTTCTTCATTGCATCTTGCTGTCTTTTTGTAAGCTTACTTACATCAACGCCTTTTATTTTCATTTCTTACCACGCTTTGCAAGACCAATATCGAGGAGTAGTTTTATCTGTAGCAGTGTCACATTTATGTCTTGCTCTAAATGATTTTCTTGCTTCAGGATTATCTTTCCTAATCTCCATGTTCGGGTCACCAAACATAACTTTGATGACTTTGCCTTTTTTATTCTTTACATAGACTTTTGATTTTTTTCTCCCATACCCAGGTTCACCTTTCTTTATTCTTGAAGGTTTGTTCAGTGTTACTGTTTTACCTTGGTAGGTAGCCATTATTGTTTTTTTCTTCTTTTACTATCTCTTAGCTTTTTAAAATCAGCAGCTGTAATTTTGTCAAAAGGAGGTGCAACTCGTGCAATCTTCTTTTGTTTTTCTGAATAAGGTCCAGGCATAATTACATCTTTTTCTTTTTATTTTTCATTTTCTTTTTTGCTTTGTGATACATCATATCTCCTTAGTTTCTTATTATATTCTGTACAACCAAGATTAACACATTTTTTATGTGTTCGTAAAAACTCCAACTCTTTCTTACACGATTGGCATTTAGTTACTTTCAATACAAAGTATCTTACTAGGTGAAAAAAAATTTTTTTTGGACATGTCAGATATTTTACGAAAAACATCTGACTTTTGTAAATAGTTACTATTGGAACATTGGTAGGTAAGTAATCAGTTGCCTGGCTACTTACCTGACCAAACGCACAATAGAAAGGGCAATCCATGTCCTAAATGAATAAAGGGTTATGAAAAACCTTACTTAATTATATCATTAATTTGCTGTAGTAAACTAAAAAAGGGATTTTTTTTAGTTAGCCTCCTTTCTAAAATTAAATCCCCACAATAAAAAAAAATTATGGTATAGTAAACCAACAAGCACGATAGATTCCAGGCACTAAGAAAGAATCTATAAGATAATTCAATAATTAAAGTGGACTTGCCTGACCATGGTAACTAGCGTTAAAGGCTATTATTCCACATATTAATTTAAGCTACTACACTTAAAACTGGTTGGGATGGGAGTGGCACAGGGTAAGCTATATCTTATATCAGTAATAACCATTCATTGTTTAAACAAGGAGAATTAAGACCTAGTTAACAGCATATATTTAGGTAATACACACATATATATAATGGGTGTCAGATTTAACCCTGCCCTTGTTTTTGTTGGTGTTTTAGAACAAATGTTCTAGTTGTTTTGTTACAGAATACTGCACAAATGCACAAGCATGCACAAGCTTTGTACGATTGTGAAACTAAGCCATACCAGTAATTTAAACAGATACCCTCGCAGATTAAAACAAGATAGAATTAGAAACATACTCAGGCTGGCAGGCAGAGGATACAACCTTCACTCGGCAAAAATATCCTAACCATATCAAGGTAAGTACATTGTGAAATAATTCACAATCAAAAAAGTATCAGGGTGATTTTTGACACAAAAAAGAAAAATTTTTTTTCTCCCTGTTTAAACAAGCAGGAAAAAGCCAATTAGTAAAAGGGTTTTTTATTTAAGATTATTTTCAATAGTTGTTGAAATAAATTTGTAATCTAGTAAATTTAAGTATGTAAATAGTTACTAGGAACTAAACCATACGCCTAGAGCAGAACCGAGAGCTGACCCTAATCAGGAATTCAAAACCTAAGGTAGGCGGAGGCAAACCCTCCCGAAAGTCAACGCAGATGTAAGCCAAAAAATTGACATTGAGAAACTCTTAAAGATATGTAAAACTTTTCGGAGATAGCATCAAACAAAATGCCAGTGAGTTAGAAAATAGAGAGCCAATCAGATTGAATATTCGCAGACCTTATACAATTACTAGCTGCGGGCTTCTTATGTCTCTACTAAAGATTATTCAAGGCGGGTAATCTTTACAGACACATAGGAGGCAATATGTCAAAAGAAATTACATTGGATATGATAGAGCAAGAGAAATTCGAGGCAGTTAAAAAATCATTAGGCACAACCATTTCAAAAGTTTGTGAATGGGATGGCTCAGATATTTTGGATGTTCTTCAAATAGCTCTTGAGGATAGCAATCACCATACATTAAACAAATGTGTAACCAGTTTGAGACAACAACAAAAGTTACAAACTAATATGGAATATTGCAAAAATATCTAATACTAATTAGCTAAGTGCTCACCTTGTCGAGGTGAGCATGTAGGTACTTAGTACCAAAACAAAGGAGGCAATATGTCAGAAAAATATTATTTACTTTCTGCAAGAAATGGAAAAGACCATTTTGTAAAAGAGAGAATAGATTGGTATTCACAATTTACCTTATGCGGTAAAGAGACACGAGGAACTTGCTCAGAATATAATTATGATGACCGAGCTGTCACATGTAAGAGATGCATGACAAAAGCTGGATTTATCAAAAAGTTAAGAAGTGCAAATTCACCGAGTAGCCCTGGGATAATTGGATACAATCAAACAATATACACTGTACTAAAAAGATTTGTTATAGGTTTAGAAATCTTTGATGTCGGAGATGAGATTGATGGTGAAAGGTATGACCATTCAAGGTGATTAGCTAACTACTCATTGTTTAAACAGTGAGTAGATAGGTACTCAGTACCATAACAATAGGAGGCAATATGAAAAACCAAGAAACCCAAGAACAAAAATTGTTCGAGGGCAATCGTGAGGAATGGCTAAACAAAGTGGCTGACTTTACTTATGAGAAAGTAAAAGCAGAATTTGTGCCAGCTGTTCCTAGAGAAAATATTAAACTATCTATCGGCTTCATGCCGAAAGGAAGTCAGTCTGCAATCGGAGTGTGTCACTACGAGGGCTCTTCTGCTGGAAACTACAGAGAGATTTTTATCTCTCCTGAGTTAGGAGCAGGAAATTTGATTGACTGTATAGAGACAGCTCAGGTTGTAGCTCATGAAGTTGTACATGCAATGCTGCCAAAAGGTGCAGGGCATGGACCAAAATTCGCCAAGGTTATGAAATACCTAGGAGCTACAGGCAAGCCAACAAGTACAGTAGCAGGACCAAAATTTACAATGGATTACCAACCATTTATAGAAAAGTTGGGAATGCTGCCGCACTCAAGGATGAAGTCACCAGCTCCAAAGACTGGAGGCACAACTGCAGCAATCAGATGCATTGACACAGATTGTGTCGGAGCAAGTGACAAGTCAATTGCTCAAGGCTGGGGATTGATTGCAAGGCTATCAATTGCAACAATCAAAAAAGTTGGAGAGAATAATTTGAGATGTATGGCTTGCGGTGGCTCAACTTATGTTGAGATGCCTGACAGGGTCAGAACAGATTATTCATAGTTAGCTAGAACACCTTGTTTAAACAGGGTGTTCAATGGTAACTATACAAAGGAGGCAATATGGATACCAAAGAAAAAGAATTTATTGTAATTGCAAGATGCATGCTCAGTAAGTTTCAAGATATACAGGTTGTCAAAGCAGCTGACAAAGATGCTGCTAGAGAAACCTGGACTAAGATGAATTCGCTTGTCGGTATAAGTGTAGATGCACGATATACAGACAAGGTCGAAATCATGACAGAGACAGAATTTGACAAGGTACGAAATCAAATCAGGATGGCAAACTCAGGGATAAGCATGTCATTGAGAATGCCATACAAGAACACTGATATTGTGCCAGTCAACAATCTAACAGGCAAAGACTTGAAAGAGTACAAGCAAGCTTTACAAGATGAGATTGACCAAAACAAATTCGCCAAGGCTAACAATGTAGATGTCAGTCAGATTTATTATGATGACAATGACAAGCTCAGAGTGAGCAACTCTACAGAGCCGCCATTCTAAAAACAACTTAGGGCAATAGGTTGTTTAAACAAGTAGAAAAAATATTGCTACTCACTGGGCAAAACATATTGCCCTTGATTATCAACCCTGGTGAGTAGCTAGAGACTTGCAGGATTGATAGTGCAGCCCTGAACTTATCAACTTGTCGGTCTCTAGCTACAAAGCGTAGCAAAAAAAATAGGAGGCAATATGGATAAGCATATTCAAGAACAGTTAGATAAATTAATTTTATCATTAGCTGTTGTAAGTGAGTGGTTACCTGCTGAGGAGGGACAAGCCCTTAGAGATGAGATTATAAATAATTTTATTTCTGATAAAGTGAATAACTACAAACACGAGTTACAAAGACTTACAAAAGTAAATTAGTGACCAGCTAGAGCACCTTGTTTAAACAGGGTGCTTTATGGTGGTAACACACCGAACAAAAGAAAGAGAGGCATTATGTCAATTAAAAATGAAGATGGAAAATTATTAATTCCAGGAGATATTCTTGCAGCTTTAACAGTTGTAAGAGACAGCGGATTAGTCAACATGGCTAGTCTTAGAGATATAAAAGAACTGGTACCAACTGAAGTTGGAACCTGGCTTGATGAAAACAAGGACACTTATATGGAGGGTTTCTTTTATGGCTTCGCTGATGATGGAACTAAATACATGGAAACAGTATGAATAAGTTTCTAATATTCATTTGGGTAGTGTTGATATTCACCGCACTGAATATCTACTACTTAAATTAATTTATGTGATTAGCTAGAGCACCTTGTTTAAACAGGGTGCTCAATGGTAATTACAACAAGGTAATTATCAGAACAGTAGGAGGCAATATGTCAGATACTATAAGTGTTGATACCCAAAAAATTGGTGAGACTATCGGCAAAAAATATGCTGCTAGATATGAAAGACCAACTAGAGGAACTATCAACGCAAGTAAAAGTAATTATGAGGTGGAGGAAATAATCAACGAAGCGATTACTTACTCAACTAATACATTAGGGATAAACCCTTTTGATAAAGACACACTAGATGAAATTGTAAACTGGGCTCTGTGGACTTACGCAGATGCTGTAAGTTTGTGGTTTCAAACTTATGTGGCTGGAATTTATAACACCTCAGATAGAGTAAAGGGTAAAAAGTTAGGCAAGACTACGCCATATCTTTTTATGTTAAATACAAGATAGGAGGCAATATGCAAAAGCAAATTGAATATGAACTAACCAAGGAGCAACAAAAAGAATTGTTTGTTGAACCTGGTTTTGTTATGCCTGAGGAAATTTATGACAGTCAATTTAATTGTATGGATTGGTTTATAAATGATGACTACAAAGCAAGATGGATTGTGCATCATTTGTTGTCACAAAATTTAGGCGACAATATAGAGGAAGCACTCAAAGATTATCGAGACTACAACAAATTAAAAGACTTGAACTCAAGTATTTTAATACAGATTGTAGATGATAATAATTTGGATTGGTTAGAAGATGATTATTGGTATTTGGATAATTGGATAGAGACAATTAGTAAACTTACCAACATATCATATATAACAAAATTCGTAGAGTGTTATAAAGAGTATGATACAAGAACAGTAATTATCGAATTGCAAAATGATGAGTGAAGTATACGAATTCATAGATGAAAGTCACAAGAAAGATGAGAACTGCTTAACTGTAGATTTTTATTTTGATAGTGATATTCAAAAAGAATTAGCAATAGCAATGGTGGAGGAACTGTGCAAAGGTAGTGGTATAAAACACATACCAAAACTTTTCGCAAAGTCACCATTTAATTATGGAGCTGAGCATGAGTGATGAACAAGAGTTTCACTGTTCACATGATTATAAAACATTTTGGGACCCTGAAGCGAAACCAGATACTCCTCACATAGGAGGATTTATGATTTCAAACTCAGGTCTTAAAGATTTTATAGACCATGTTGAAAGTCATGGAACTATGCGAGTGAGAGGTATTGTTGTGCATGATGATGGGACTGTTGAGCTAGCAGCCGAAAGTCTGTCAGATGAGCAGCCCAAATTTATACCAACAGTGTCAAGGTTATAACACCTTGTTTAAACAACTAGAAATAAGTCAATGGAGCTGGGCAACCTAGAACCCAGCTCTGTTGATGGAGGTGAAAAAAATAAAAAAATTTTCCAAATTTTAAAAACTTTTCCCCTATATAGAAAGTATGAAAAACAAAAATACATACTTAACAAAGGCTTACTGCCCTTACTGTAAAGAAATGACTTTACAGATTAAAATACTAAATCAAAACAGCTGTTGGGCTAAATACTCACATTGCAAAACTTGTAGCCATCTTTTTTAAACTGGCTCAAGTAAAGAATAGATAGTTAAATTATCTAAAGTATAATTTCTAAACGCTTGTTGAAATAAAATCAATAGGTGTTTAGAATAGAACTATGGTAATGAAATACATTGTTAAGAGTGTATCAATTATTGACAGCAATATGACCCAGTGGATTTTTGACAATGAGCAAGAAGCCAAGGAGAAAATCAGGGAGCTCAAAGATGATGCCAGCAATTCAAAGTTGGTTTCATTTTTTGAACTAAAACCAGCTGTCTCTAGCGATACTATCTAAACAAAGAGCACAATAAAGGAGGCTGATGTCGGACCCAAATAAACCGATTATATTCGCATCTAATGAGAGCATACGAAAGTGGGCTTTAGATTTAATAGATGCAACTGGTGGCAGAAAGTATATGCCATTCGGTAAAGAACTCAAAAAACAAAACATAGATAAGATAAGAGTTTTGATTATCCAGTTTGTTGAAGAGTTTGAAAAAATAAAAGAAGTGTTATTACAAATGGAAAAGGAGGAAGAATGACACAACAATTTACGCCAGTAGAAATAGGAGATGAATTTCCTGAAGCAAAACAAGGTAGACAAGAAAAATATGTCACTGATGAAGCCATAGATTTGTTATTAAAAAACAAAGGCAAGGTATTTCTAATTGCTGAAATATCAGGATTAGGAAAATCATCTAGAGGCTTGATGAGTATTTCTACACCTATGAGACACGCAGGCAAATATAAAAAGTATCAGTTTGAAACAGCAAACCCAACTCTAATTTTTGACTACGCTGTCAGACAGTCAGTCAAAGAAATGGGTGGAGTTTGTAGAATGTATGCAAGAATATCTGACAAATGATTGAAGCATACATATTAATATTGTTTGTTATCGTAACCTATATTGTCGGTAGGGCAATAGGTTACGAGCAAGCTAAGAAAAGATACAAGCACCAAATGTTTCTAAACAGAAACAGATTAATTAGAAAAGGAAAAGAATTGTAATGCTACATATATTTAGATGTGCAGGGGTAAACCATGTTGAAGTTACAAATGAAGAACCTTATCTTTTACCAGGGAGCAGACCACTTTGTGATGAATGCTACTGGATAGCTAAGGATGGTTCAGAATGAGTGCTGAGATTACTTTACTCAAACAATCACAAAGACATATAGAAAGAGCCGAAAGATTATTAATAAACTGTCGGCAGAATAGATTGATTGCAATTAAAGAAGCAAGAAATAAAGGTAACTCTATAAAGCAGATTTCAGAAGTATTAGGAATTTCTGCTACAAGAGTTTACAAAATGATAGAGGAAAATAATGAATAAAGAAACACAAAAGAAACTAATAAAAGATTTTCCAAAGAGTGTTGTTAAACCAGCACCCAAGGGAAAATTTGGGGACTATGTTCCTCACCACATTTACACTCAAAGATTGGTTGATGTTATCCCAGGTGGATATGACTTTACCTTTACTGAGATTAGAGGCAAGGACAATGCAATTGTCGGAGCCAAATGTAAATTGTTTATCAAAGAAACTGACCAAACAATTGAAGAGGTTGGAGATGTAACAAAGTACCAACTTGAAAGTAATACAGAGAGTGAAGTTTTAAAACTTGCTGTATCAGATGGTATCAAAAGATGTTGCATGAGAATTGGTATGGGACTTGAGCTTTGGACTGGAGGAGCTACTGAAGAAGAACATTATTCAGAAGCTAAACCACAACAAACAGTTGAAGTAGAAAAAAAGAAAGTAGTCAAGCCAACTAAAGAAGAACAAGAAAAGATGAATGCAGTAGTCAATGATATGGTTCCTGATGATGACATGAAAGCAAGATTGCAGCAGGCACTTGAGTTCCATGAAAAGGATGAGGGTCTGAGAAAGTCAATTAAGCAACTTGCCTGGACTGACTTCGTTGAAAAAAATGTTGGACCAAGTGACTTAAATCTTTGGACCAATGACCACTTTGATGCATACCTAGACATATTTGTTGGTTATCAATCTGTATCAGAATCTGAAACAGATGTTGTCAAAGATGTGTTTGGTGATGTTGAGGAGAAAACAATTCCTAGTGGTGCCTGGGAGGGCGAACCACCAACAGATAAACAACTTAAAACTTTCAATGAGAAAGTAGCCAAAGCAACTGATGATGGTCAAACAGAGCTAGTCAAAAAAGCTAAAGACTTTTTAAATAGTGGTAAGGCAACAAAGAAAAATATCTTTGATTGGATTGACACTGATGGAGACTGGTCTCTCAAAGAACCAAGCTAATGGCTTTAGAAAAAGCAGGCAGCTCTTTCAATGTAAATAAATTAGTGAAGAAGCTTGAGAAGTTATATCCTGAATATGACTTCTCAAAGCCTACACCATTAGATAGAGAACATAAAGCTCCATATCTTTGTAAAGAAAATAAAATCTTTTATACAGATATGGATGGTAATTTATGTTGTGCTACTAGATTTAAAAAACAAGATGGTGTTCAATCACACAAATGGGAGTGGGCAACATGCCATGCTGTTGTTAGCACTCCTGAAGAAAGAGTAACATACGAACAAGGAGATATATTTTGAAATATACAGACAGTTATGATGACAGACAATCAGTTCCTGATATGGCGGATGAAGCTATGCAACAGTATCTTAAAGATGCAGGACTGGTTGAGTTCAAAGACTGGCTCAAGATTGGAACTGACCCAAAAGAAAACAAGCTTGATTTGTTTTGGTATGTTACCAATGTTCTTCTTATTCCTGACTATGCAGTAGTCAAAGATAATTTTATCTATTTAGTAGAAGTTAAGGGGAC